GGTCTTCATCGCGGCATAAGTACCGCTCAAATAGTCGACTACGATAAAAACAAACAGCCATTCAATCGCGTCATCGACCGGGCCAAAAAGAAAGGAGCACAAGGCTCCCAGAATCCCGCCAACCGCCAGAAAAACGCGGGATGAAAAATCAGGAATCAGATCCACCTGTGCCCCCATCAAAGACATTGCTCAGCCTTCAGCAGCAGAATCCGTGATTTCGTCCCCGGACTCGTCGTATGTCTTCTCAATTCCCTTATTGGCGTCCATCCAAACATCAAAAGATATTGTTCGGACACGAGTCTTCGGCACAGAGGCAAGCGCCTCGCGGAGTTTACGCTGAGTTTCGGCGGAGTCCGCAGAATCACAGTTCATGAGAATTTGAACGGTATACCGGTTGTAAACGGTCATGGTTTGCTCCTATTGAAATGTAAAGATTGATATTTGTGGCCCTATGCCGTACGCCGCCACATATTTACCGCAATGTAGGGGTTGCGGACGCTAAACGCCTGCCCACCCCCTGTTGCCCCAACTCCCACCGTGTGCGTGTGGTTCCCTGCGCCGTCGACTCCGACGTTATGCATATGGCTGGCATTAATATTCACGATGGAGGAATCGGTAGCGTAACCGCTGTTTGACGGTTGCTTGCCCGCTCCAAGGCTGCAGACGCCGCTGGCTGTGATGCCAAGACCGCCCGGGTTGAAAGAGCCCGTGAGGTTGGCTGTGTCCGTTCTTGCGGTGTGCCCATGCCATCCCGCCTCCCCCGTCCACGCAGTATGTGCATGAGACGGCATCTCTTCTACCGTCAGTGTGTGGGTATCTGCCCCCCCCTCACTCCCCACAGCGAAGCCACCGCCTGCTGCCACTAAAGCACGGCCAGCCCCAATTGCCGCCCAAGTTCCACCAAAGAGTGCCCCTGGGTCGGTCGAATCAATGGAGCAATAAATAGAGCCTACTGGATATGCCGCAAGCTTTGCCTCAGCGACAGCCGCCGCGATCAGAGAGCTCAACTCATCCTTTTTCGCGTAACCAGCAAGAACAGAATCCGCCTCAATCGCCTGGATGCTCGCCGCTTCCTGGGCTTGTACGGCACTAACAGCCTTGGTATGAGCTGTTGTGATCGCATCAGTTGCCGTGATCTGGGCGCTTTGTACGGCTGCAACAGAGGTGTCGCCCTGAGATTTAACCGCGGTGACTGATGTGGTCTGCTGAGCGCTAACGTCTGAAAGAGCGGTCGATTTTGCCGAGTTCACAGCCGAAACGGCTGTGGTTTTAGCTGACGCTATAGCGTCCGTGGCCGTGGTCTGTGCTGTCGTGATCGCCGAAACAGCATCCATCTTTGCAGTCGAAATGTCTGTCTTTGCGGTCGCAATTTCTGATTCGAGTTCCGATTTTTCTGACGCTACCGTCGATTCGCTCGCGGCGGCATTTGAAGCTGCTGTTTCTGCGACCGTCTGGATCGCCTTGAAGGCCGAACCCAGAAGGAGCGAGGTTCCCCCTGTCGAGCTGTAACCGACAATCTTGTCGTCCGAGTCGAGCGTCGCTTTCTGCGGAAGATCAGATACTTTGATGACTGCCATTCAAGCTCTCCTTTAAGCCGTGCGCTTCCAGATGTAGACCGCGAGGTACGGGTTTCGGGTCGAGAAAGCCTGCCCGCCGCCCGTGTTGTCGACTCTGACGGCGTGATTATGTTGGCCCTGCCATGAAGTCTCGCCCGACCACGCCCGGGAAGCGTCAAAATTAATCTGGTAGTGCGACTTCATACTGTTGCCGTCATCCATACCCTTGGCGCCCGGAACTTCATTCGCATAGAAGGCTCCAGACTCCTGAGTGAAGTACCTCGTATACAAACCAGCACCAAATCCGCCAACGATATTCATCGACCCGCGGGTGTGGGTATGGCCGCCGGCCTCTGTTGCCTGTGCCGAGTGGCTGTGCGCTGGCATCTCGTTCACGGTCAGCGTGTGAGAGTCTGCCCCGCCTATCGTCCCCGCCGCGAAGGAGCCGCCGGCGTCGATCAGGGTTCTGCCCGCGCCGATTCGCTCCCATGTTCCGATGCCGAACAGCTCTGCCGGATTGGTTGAAGCCGTTGAGATATAGACCGATCCGACAGGGAAAACGACATCTATGACTGCCTGTTTCGACAAAGCCTTCAGGGCATCAACGAACCCGGTATACAGGGCGGATGCGTCGATAGTTGCGTCCTCGGCCGCGTAGTCTTTGATCAGTTCCCCTATGGCATAACCAGCCGAGGCGCCTTGAGCCAAAACGCGATTTACCTGGGCGGACTTGGCGATGCCGCTTTGGAACCCTGTCGTCCTCACTGCCGAGAGCGAATTGCCCTGCCAAGTGGTTTCATCGACAACATTTGCCGAAGCCCCGTTCGCGAACGGGACCAGTTTGTTTTCTGCCATGTGCTACCTCAAGAAGATGAAATATCGATGTAGAGCAGATTTCCGCTGTCGTCCGTCAATAGCGTTCTATCCGTTGCTGCCAAATTTCCGGCAACTCCGTTCTCTATTATTTCCAGAACGCCAGCGTTGTTAAGAGCGATGATTCTGTTTGATAAAATCTGCCAGACAATGGGAGGGACCCGCGATTTGTCGATGTAGACAGTGATTCTCATGTCCTGAGTGTCTACATAGGCGATCTGTGCCGTTGTGACGCCAAACGCCGTTGAGATCTGGTCAATCAAGGCCATGAGATCTTCGTTGCGGCCCGTGTATTGGTTGATCGCGACCTTTGCTTTGAGGACGATTCTATAGATCTCATCCGAAAGAACCGTAATGCCATAGGCGTCATCACGAGCTGTCTGCCAGACCCCGAGGTCAAACCCCACCCCGTCAACGTCATCAAATGCAAAAAAGACATCCGTAATCTTCAGCGCAAGCTTTCTTGTTTCACCAACCCTCACCCCAACTGCGTCGAGCTGGCTGCCAACCGCATAATCAATATCGAAGTCCCGGACGAATTGCTTCATCCTGGATCGGGCCTCAGCGACAGGCTCAGTGAGCTGATAAACCCACTCCGTGAAGCGCGGCTTTTCGCGATGCGCCCCGGCGATCAGTTCGGTGTATTCGTTCTGGCTCGCCATATCTGTTACTCCACGGTGATCGTGATGCTGTCAGCAGAAGTCGAAGCCTTCTCATTCCACGCTATATCAACCGAGGCCGCCGAGCCGTTCAGCGTTATGCTCTCGAGATAAAAATCCGGGTCGTAGATGTCAGCGTCCCGGACGACTTCCGATACGCATTTCATGATGTCAACCTTCTCGCCTATAGCTAAGCCATTGATGTAGGCTGAGAGACGAGTTTTGACATCGTCCTCGTTCGTCGTGAGCCAGGTGTCTGTTGCTTTCAGGGTGATTGCAATGGTGATTGCGACATCAGTCGGGCGGGAAAACGCGATTTCGTTCACGTTGCCCAGGGAGTCTATGTACTCGACCGTCGTCGAACCGTAGGTAGAAACTCCCTGGCTCTTCTTCTTATATATAGTCTCCGCGATCTCATCGGCCGCGCCGCCTGAAACGACAACGGCGATTGAGTGAGCGGGAATTCCCTCGCTTGACTCACTTCCAGTGTCGTTGTGTCTCCCTGCCACAGACTGAACACCATCCAGCTGCTGAATGGATCCTACAAGACCATCCCACAGACCCATTGTGGGCTGCATCGTGGAGAGCGTCTGGCGGTAGCGAAGTTCTGCGTCAGACTCAACCGCCGATCCCTCGACAGCTGCCGCTTTGTTCGTGACGGACTGCCACCCGAGCGTTGGTGTTCCAATTGTTGTGATAGATCCCGCGGGTGCCGATATTGCGCCTTCTGAATCGGCTGTCGCTGTGGCTACGACTTCGCCTGAAAGCGGGATACTCACAGTCTCAGGAAGATTCCACCTGTTCCCTGCCGAGTCCAGAGCGTATCCATTTGTGATGACCGTCCCGGCCTGCCCAATAATCGTGAGGTCTACGGACGAATGAGAGGCTTCATGGCGAGATATTCCGTTTGTCTTTACGGCGCCGTCTAGGGCAACGCCTACGGCTGTAGAAGGGTTGTAGGCGTTGAAAACGGCGATTGCCTGGGCATTCAGGTCGTTGATTGCCGAAGAGAATATGGCCAGAAGCTGCCCATCCTGAGTGTCGGAGTCGAGATTGATGTCGTCTCCGAAAATTCCTTTGGCTTTAGTTTTGAAGTAGTCTAGGATCTCTTCGTAGCTGGGAGCCGTAATACCGGTCGCTGAAACGGTGAAAACAGGGCTGCTTATCGTCATAGCGTCTCCGAAATTTCTGTAGATCCGTAATTCGTGTCTATCGTGACCTGAATCGAAAGCGTCCTGGTGTCGGGGTCAAGGACCGACTGGAACTCCGTGATCTCTTTAACGCCTGGAGTCCCCAGAATACGGTTCCGAATGATCATGTCCACTGCCTCGTGCTTGCCGAGGATGTCTTGCAGCCAGGGTGTGCCATCGTTTGTATCGAGGAACCACTGCCCGCGCCATAGCTTTAATCTGGTCATGACGTTCTGGGCAACTCCTTCTGGAGAGTCCTGAAAGAAATCAGACAAACCGTGCCCGAGCATCATGTCGCCGCCTGAGTCAAGCTTTCGTACCTTCATTTCACGCCCCGTTTGGATATAATTTCCTTGAGAGTTGTGCGCGGGAAGTCTGCCCGCACGTAAAGCCGCCGTTCAGTGCCCGGCAGACGGCTTCTCTCTTATTTGGCATCTAGCTCATAAGCCGTGATCACAAAGCTGATGTCTCTTCCTTTTTTGCGTGTGCTCAAACACACCCTCTGCTTCCCGTAACGAATTGCAACACTTCCGTTTCTTTCTCCGGCTCTCTCGAGTCTGCCGTTTTGAATGGCAGTTGACAGATTCATAAGCACCCTTTTCAGGTTTTGGCCTTTATCCATCCTTCTTTGGATGATGTGTTCCAACCCCGCCTCGGAATCGCCCCAGACGAGGTCGATGTCGCCTATATCGTCTCTGTGAAATGCTCCGCGGATAAAACCTTTCCGTTCCTCAAGCATCTTGAACAACGCCCGACGACCTTTGAGATTCTTGCCCTTGATCTCCTCTCCATAGAACTGTTCGAGAGTTTTCGCTTTGTGCTCTCGCTTAAGCTGGGATTTTGATTTTCTGGTACCAGCACCAAAAGTGGAAAATTTCCCTCCACTATCTCTTGGGTGTTTAGCTTCAAAAGCTGCTCCATCCATGAAAACAATTTGGCAGACATCGTCTATGAAAAGCACGGCGACACATTCCTCATTGGCACAAAAAAACCCCGAAGAACTTTCGTCCGTCAGGGCCTTTCCAAATGAAAAATTACTTTTTACATCTTTTGGTCTGGAGCGGACCCACCGTTGTGCGTGTGACTGTTGTACGTGTCGCGGATAGACTGCATCTTTCCAGTCGAGTCGTAGATCTGGGCGCCGCCGACAATGTCGCCGGAGACGGTCACCTTGCCCGTGAAGGTCGTTTCCGGACAGTCAATCGTCAACTTGGGGCACGAGAGCGACACGGTCCCCGAAACCGCGGCAGAAAGAGTTCCTCCGATCGAGGCTTCCGCACTGCCGCTTGTTTTAAGGGTCACCTGATGGTTCGAAGGGGTGAGAGCGATGTACGCTCCCCGGTCGTCCGTTCTCAGCTCGACCGAATCCGTTGAAACGCTTCCGATCTTCTTTGCCTGAGACCAGACCCCCGGGATTACGAAACCATCAGACAGGTCATGCATCCGCGGCTCGGCCGGAGGCTGCACTCCACCGCTTTGCCACCACAAGTCGATGGATCTGGAAGAAAAAACAACGAGACATTCATCTCCGGTCCTGATCGGGAAGGTCAGGCTGCATCCCCCTGCGTGCGGGAAGACAACGGGGCAATCAAGAAGCAGCGGAAGATTCAAAATTTCCACGCTGCCGGTTTCCGTGACGCGTCGACCCTGAATGGCTGGCTGAACCTCGCACGTCAGAGCGGCGGCGTTGAAACTCTGGATGATCCCTGGCAGCGCTGTCCAGATCATCGCCTGCCGCCCGGTAAAATTCTGCTCGAACTGCCGAACGGGGTCTTCGATGAGTTCGTTTTCTGAGATCATTGGATGTTCGCCAAAAAGTTCCACACGCCCGGTTCGACAAACCCGGCCCCCTCGTTAACGCCTATGGCGATGATGTCCGTGTACCAGTCTTCGCCCCGGGTATCCCCCACATGCTGCCGACTCCGAATCTGGTAGAAACCGTCACCAGCAATAACCTTTCCTCGGGCGGCATAATTCTCTTGGACGGCCTTGTACTCGGTTGAATAATCCGGGGTCTGGATAAGCGACTGATCAATTTGCACGTAGTTTCCGAACTCCAAATCGGGATTCAGCAACGTCCGGGCTTCGATACCGCTCTGTGTCGCGTTAGGGCGGTCTAGAAGGCCGGTTGATGGCGACAAAATAACGATCTTGTTCCCCTGCCCCCGGCGAGGCGACTTCTGAAAGGCTGTCAAGCCCTTATTTGTGTAGCCCCAGTCCAGATTGTTCGTGTCGGCAAAGCTTTGCATTGCATCGCGGGCCATCCCGTACATAACTTTTCCACGGGGAAGCTTCGTGCTCATCAGCCCCGATGTATCCGCATACGATTCAACCCCATAATCCTTCATCGACTGGGCGATCGTGCGGAATACATCAGACTGGGACGAACCGGCGGGCAGAGAAGAATCAACGATTGAGTACTTGTGCGCCCGCTTGCCTGTCGCTGCTATAAGCCGCAGGCACGTGTCGGTTTCGCTAAGCCGGGACATGGATTTCCACCAGAGGTCACCGTTGAAGATGACCGAATGGTGTTCCTGATAACCAGCTTCGATGATGACAGAGATATGTTCGGCGTTATTCCCGTTCGTTACGATTCGTTCGTTAGTCGGAGCGTTGATCTGGTTGGCAGTGTCGTCAGACACGTTGTATACGCTGATCTCGGCAGTGCATGGGCGCCCCACAGCGGCCTGAGTCACCCTGAATGCCACTCGGTAGTCCGACAAATCAAGGGCCGCGGTGTTCGTCCCGTCCTTAGCGACCACAAGCCGGAAATACCTGAGCCATTGCCTTTCTCCGCTCATCAGGAATCCTCCCAATAGAGCTGCAGGTTCGATCCCATGTCGGCATAGGTTGGAGTTTCTGTGTACAAGCCGCCCACCATTGCATAGAGATGACCCAGCCCCAGATATTGGTGCTGCGCGAGTAAATCGACGCCGCACACAAGCGGGATCCCCTCGATCAGACTTTCGCCGTCCAGTGTCTGGATGTCTAGAAACCAACCTCCGTAGACCGCATCCCGGTAAGCGAGCTTCAACGTGTAATAGCTGTGGCCCAGGGCGATGTTGAAAAACTGCGCCCCGGAGCTCAAAGGGATCTGAACCATTTTCATGCGTTCCCATAATCGGATGGCAATTGGAGAACCGTAGAGGTCTCTACAGCCTGTCTCTGACCGCCGTTTGTCGGACTGGCCGTCCGCTCAGGGTTCTGCTGCACATCTTCGGAAAGATTCGTGCTCTGGGCCGAAACGATGATGACTTCTTCAAACGTGATGTCACAGATCAGCGCACTTTCCGTATCGGCAGTGGAACTTGTGGACAACTTTGTTATCAGCATGTTCTGATAGATCCGCTTACCCGTTGAGACCGTCAACAGTTCACGGTTGTCCATCAGCTTTAACAGCTGTTCGTATACCTCTTTGGTCGACAGATAACCCCGTAGGATTGAGGTATCTAAGACCGAATTGATGAGGCGGGATGAATCCGACCATCCGAAACGGACGTTCAGCACAGAGGGATTTTTATAAGCGTGATCGGAAATCGGAGCGCCTTGATCCACGGGGTGCCGGGTAACAGTAACCTCATCGTCGTGCTCCTCAGAGATCACTACATCCGGAATGATGGCGATGGCCTCAGACCCCGATGACGTGATCGACCTCCTGCGCCCGAGCGTAAGGGCTTCGATGGAGTACGGAAGACTGTTCAATGTCGAGAAATCGAGAGGCATTACATCATGCTCCTCTGGCCGTCGGCGATCGCTGCCTTCGTTGTCTGGGCGATATTCCGAGCGGCATTAGAGTCAGAAACGTAAATGGTTTGATTCACGGTCAGCTTGTTGTCGACCCTGCTCCTGTCCCATTCGTGGAAGTTCCTGCTTCGACCTGTAAATTGCGTGGCTCTCCTGATCTCATCCTGAAGCGATGGGTCCATGATGAGCTTTTGGTAGCCGTTCCCGTTTTCCTGACGGGTAATAGCTTCAATCATGGCCTGCATCTGGCGGGGATCACGAAGATCAAGAGCTGTGTAGGCCCCAACGTTCGCCCCGAGGCGGCTTGAGAGGTACTGCGAAACTCGTTTGATATAGCTTACAGTGTCGTTTTCGTTCGCCGGCGCCCAGGTGCGGACGAGGTCCGCAACAGTCTGTGCCCCGGAGTTTTGGTAGCGTTTCAGCTGTTTCCCGAGGGCCTCAACACCCTCCGCAAATGTTCCGTAGGTCTGGAAGGAGTGCTTGTCCTTTCGAATGTTCCCCGGATTGTTGTTGCGTACGCCCTTCGGAGCTTTCGTTCCGATGTAAGAAACCTCACCCGCCGCCGGGATTCCTTTGCGCTCGAGTTCCTTACCCGGAGTGCCGCCCGCTATATTGTTTTTCCCCGCGCTATTGGCGATCATTGCTTCCTGATCGTTCAGAGCGGTCTGAGCGTTCTTCTTGAAATCGCTTACAACATCGGTAAGGCCGATCTTTCCAGAAAAAAGATTTTTTACTGTCTGAATGCCGCCCGCAACGTTCGCAGTTATGTTTTTGATCCCGTCCCCGCCTAGCCACTTCGCCAGGCGGTCAACCATCCCGGAGATGTCGAAAGTTTTATTCAGAAAGCCGACAAGATATGTAAGAGCCTGTTTGCAAACAGCCCACAAATTCCCGAGACTTTTCCACAGCTCGTTGGATGATTCGGCTGTCGAATCAAGCGCTCCCCCGAGGGCTGCGGTCTGTTCCTTCGCTTTCCGCAGCTCTCCAGGAAAATTCTGATTCTTCATGTACTGCCACGAGTCGCCCAGGCCAATAGCGCTCGCCATCGATGCCGCTGTAGCATCATCCATGCCCTGCATCGCCGCAGAGATGTCGGCTACGATGTCGGTAGTATCACGAAGATTCCCGTTCGCATCCCGTACGGCCACGCCGAACAGATTCTCGATCTGATCTGCGTAGCCCGGGATCGTGCGGAGGCGCTCCCCCATCGTCCCGATAACCTTGTCAGCCATCCCGGCGTCCGCTCCCACGGCTTTGAAAGCCATGCGGAGAGAATTCAGCCCCGAGATGGAGGCGTTGGCGTAGTGGGCGATGTTGAAGTCGGTTGAAAGCTTGCTGCTCGCCTTATACCAGGCCGCATACATTGCTGTAGCTGCAGCTGCGGCTTTCAACCCGAGGTGCCTGACCTTCTTCTCAGCCTCCTGAAGTCCGGCGTTGAACCTCGCCTGAGAGTCCTTGTCAACGGAAAATCCGAGGTTTACGAGGAACCCTTCAATCACACTAGCTGCCATTTTCCTTTTCCCTCAAGCGCTGGGCGACCTCACGGTTGTGAGTCTCGTTCCTCAGGTACGTGTTCAAGATGAACAGATCCTCCAGGGTCAGGGATCCATCCTTAAGATCCCCGTACCGGATCATTCCTTCTCTGACAGGTGTCAGGAGCCAGTCTTCGCCGTTCGGCAGGCTCCACCAGTCGGCACTTTCCCAGGCCGCATCTAAGGCTTCTGTTCGGAAGCCATGCCGAACAATGCGGCTCCAATAGGGCGGATCTCACGCACGACCACTTCAAGCGCGAGCCTGAGGACATCTGCGGATCCGACATCGTCGAACGGAACGCCCTCATTGATGACCGCTCCGTAGGTTTTGCCCCGCTTCTTCTCTACGCACGACAGGCAAATCGAGAGAATTTCGTTGAAGTCCTCCTTCGGCATCTTTGCGAGCCGGTCGAAGAGAGGCTGGGCGCAAGAGAGAGCGATTGCGAGCTGGCCGGCGAAATCCTCGTTCGATTCCTTGTCGGCCTGCTGCTTCCACAGCTCAAGGAAAGCCTTCACAACCCCGGAAAACAGGAAGGGAATGACCGGACTAGCGAGGCGGGAGACATTGAGAGCCTGAAAGCAGTCAAGCCGCCCGATGACGTATTCCGAGCCGTTGATTGTGACGTGCTTCGGTTCCATTGTTTAAGCCTCTGCAGGATACGTTCCGGTGACCGTGTCGATCTTGATGCAGTCAAAGACCCACTCGAGAATGCCGCCCTCTTCTCCGTAAGTGCGGTCGGGCTGTTTCTGGAAAGCGCATCCGCGGCACACAACGGTCTCGTTGTTTCCTTTGTTGCGAATCGTGATCACGTTGTTGCCCCAGGAGCTGGAAGACAGAGCCTGGGCGTCGTACATCGCCTGCAGCAGGGCGTTGCGGGTAGATGTGTAGAGCAGCCGAATCGTCACCGTGCCCGACTTGTCGGCCTTCAGGGAGTGCATTCCCTCCCCGTCTGCCCCGATCGTCATTGTGTTGCGGGACGAGGCAAGCGCAACGGAAATCCCTTCTTTCGAATCGCCGGACCCGGCTCCGAGATCAATCACGCCAGTAGATCCCGTCAGCGTCGCGGTCACATCCATAAAAGAATACGTAGCCATCCAATCTCTCCTTACCTGTTAACCGTGATCGTCACGTTGATGAAGTGAACGGCGCCCTTGAGCTTTACAGCAATCTGAATCGGCGGGGCCTTGCGGGCCTCCCGGTCGGACTGGGACTGCTCATCGAAAGGCTGGATGTATACGTAGTAGCCTGTCGAGAGCGTGTCGCCGCTTTCCAGAGCTCCGAAGGCATCCCCGTTCCAGACTCCCGGGGCGATCAGGCCATTGGTCACGCCCTGCTCCAGGCTCTTGTTAACGCAGGAAACGATGGCCGTGGCGCCGGACTCGTCCTGCCCGACCTTCTTCGATGTGTAGAGCAGGTTCCAGAGATCCGTCTCAACTCTGTTCTGAAGCCAGTCAAGACCGTGCGTTTCGTCAATGAACCATCCGCCGGACGTGATGCCTTCCTGGAGGATGCTCGTGTCATTCTGATAGGCGCAGAAGGCGTTGACGTTATGGGACTTCAGGGCCTCGGCCTGAGAGCTGCGAAGGTTTTCCGCTGTGACGCCCGGGAGCTGCTTGAACTTAAGGGTCAGGGTCGTGTTGCTTCCCTCAAAGTTGATCGTCGCCATGCGGCCAAAGACCGAGGCGGCAGCCACAGGAGAATCGCTCGAGTACACGAGAATCGTCCTGTTGTACCCAAGGCCCTTCAGCCTGGAGCCGAGGGTTGAAGAAGCTGTCGAGTCGATTTCCGTAGAGTTCTGAGTCGTGAAGCCGATCATTCTCGAGGGAGAAGCCGCTTCAATCAGCCCCGCAGCCTCGACAATGGAATCATCAGACGCGTCCGGAGCGACGCAGACCATGTACCACGTGTTGTAATCAAGAAGCGCGGTGATTGCGGAAGCCAGAGACTCTGCCGCCACGCCCGCAACAGAGGTGGCAGAACCCGCAAAGCCCATCAGGGAAGACAGAGTCCCGGTGTCTGTCGTGGCCACGGTGGACGAAGTGCCGGTCGTGGCAGACGTGATTACAAAACGCTCTCCGGTCCAGGCGCAGGACCCGGAAACTCCGAGCGCGGACGAGATCTGAGAGGCCACGCCGTTCAGATTCGTTTCTGCGGAAAGGTCGATTGACGCCATCGATTTCGAGGCTCCGTCGATCGTAAGCGAGAGCGTCCCCGTGGTGATGGCCGTAAAGAGGGAAATGTCCTGCTCAGCGCTTGAGAGCGTCCTGCCGCGCAGCCTTCCAGCCGTGGCGGATTTCGCCCAGCGGCCGATGTAAACCTGGGTAGGCTGCGGGGACTGGCTGAAGAAAGCCTGAGCCGCGAGGTACTCCCGGGACGAAATCCCGAAGTCGGTCGCAATGTCAGAGATGCTGCTGTAGAGCCTGATGCGCTCGTCGGTGTCAATGATGTCGGAATCGCCCAGGATCAGGCAGGAGCCGAAGTTCCTGAGAGCCGCCGCCGTGGGCGACATCTCGACCGCGACATTGACCACGCGCGAAACCGGAAGAGTGGTTGCAATTGCCATTTTCAATCCTCACTGTGAGAGTCTGTTTTGATTTGGATATCGCCGACGGCACAGAGATCCCTGATGCCGAAGGTCCTGCGGACGGCCCGCCCGACGGAAAACCGCACGTCGCAACGGTCCACCCATTGTTCGTAAAGAAGATCCGGCAGGCGCTGCACCTGACCGTCGAACCCCTGCAGCTTTAAGCCGAACTTTTCGAGCCATCTGAGGTTCTGAAAGACCTGAGATCCTTCTCTAAACAGATCGGCGTTTAGAGCGGCGCTCGGGCCATAGAACGAGGCTACAAATCGAAACGTCTGATGCGAAACCCGGAGCACGTTTCCGCTTTCGGGTTTCTCTAGATCCCCCTTGCGGTCGATCTGGTCGGGGTTCCCGTGTGTTTCGACAGACTCGAACCCCACAGCGCACCAGTTCTCGTCTACCCCGGGCCTCGTGCCGGGCTTTGGCAGCCATCTCCGCCTGACATGGTCGAGCGGGATGCCTGTTATCTGCGCAACCCATGAACGGATCGTGTTTGTTGGGTCGCTCGTGTTCGAAGACTCAACTGGAGTGAGGACCCCCGCTGTTCTTGAATCAATAACGGCCATTGCCAGCCTCCTCCGGCCAGCAGACGAGCCGTAAAAAGCCTCTTCCAAACTGGCTGTAATCGGCGCAGTCTTTGACAACAAATCGCTTTCCATGCCACAAGACGGCGTCATAAGCCGCCCCGAATCCTTCCGGCGCCATGTCGGACACGCACCGCACGATGATCGTCCCTGCCCGCTGCAGGGCTTCCGGAAGACGGTCAATCGTTTTTTGGTCAGAGGTGACCACGGCGTTAATCTCAGCCGTTTCCCCGTCTGCCCACGCAGGCTCCCCATTGGCATCGGTCGATTCAACCGTCTTGATCAAGGCGCACGGGGATGTGAAAAGAGGGTCTTCGATAACCTCCGATACATCCAGCAGAGCCATGTCACTTTCCCTTTACCACGTAATAGTCGATGGAGTTCCGCAGGGATCCCGTATTGATCAAGGGCCTCACGTTCACTCCGTTCATCTCGTTTTCACGCTTGCTCTTGGTGAGCCTTGATCGGTTGCGGTTTCTAAGGGTCGAAGGCTTGAGCGGAACAAAGTTCCCGGTTGACATCTCGACCTTCACCGCAGAGGAGGCGATGGACCCAGCCTGTTCGAGGAGCCTTTCCATCGCAGCCCCGTCACCGTGCAGCCCGGCCTTCATGGCGGCCTTGAGCTTAGGGATGTAATTCGGAGCCGCCTTCCTCACGCCGGGCCTTAAAAAGGGTCTCTCCGGGATGTTGGCTGCCGGGCTTCCAAACTCGTGAATGAACCCGAGCTCATGGTTGGACGGTCCTCCGTCGCTTCTGGCGTCCCCTTTGCTGCCGGAGGCTATTCCGACGAAAACGGCAGCGCCCTTGATGCGATTTACAGCCTTTTTCACTTCATCAATGCGCGAGGTCGTCGTTATTGACGCGAACGGCTTGACCTTCATATCTGCCTCGCCCCGGCTCCAAAAATCTTGAGCAGCATGTAAAGCTCGCGTCCATACGCCGTGACATTCCACGATCCGGCCCCTGTTTCCGTTACGGAACCCGTATCAAAAGACACGGAAGCGCCGTCCACGGATTTGGAGGAAACCACGCCGGATGCCTCTCCTGAATTCCCGGATCCTCCCGCCGCTCCCGACCCCTGCGCCTTCAGGAAATGGGCCGCGTACAGGCCCATCACGTGATTTCGCAAGGCCTCGTCTGTCCAAACGTCTTCGGAAAAGAACTTGTCGGCAAGCGCCAGGCGGATTTCAACGGAAGGCCCCGGATAGAGCTCTTCCGTGAACTCCGGAAACGAGGAACGAAAAGAATCAACTGTCAGAGCCGTCATCTTTCGCCTCCGCCGCGTCCTTCTTCCTGGTTCTTCCCTTCACGTCGGAAACGGTCAGGATGTACTGACTGAGGTAGCTGTTTCCGGCCACTTCATCAGAGACCACGTACTCCTTCCCCGCGGCAAAAGGGAGCCTCTTACCGTTAAGCCGGAGCGTGACCGGGCCGTTGACAGTGATCCTTTTCATAACTCCTCCACTTAGTCCGCGAGATCGGCGTAGTACACCATCTCGGGGCGGACGAACTCCACACCGCCCAGGGCGCCGTAGTACGGGACAATCTGGCGATAGTCGCGGTACTGCACCGGCAGAGCCTGAATCTGAACGAGCGGGAAGCGAACCACGTCGTCGCGGCGGGTATAGGCAACAATGCGGCCTTTACCGGAGTTAATGCTCGAATCAGCAAGCCACCGAACCGGGCGAATCGTCAGGCTTCCGCCGTTGGCGACTGCCAGGTTGTTGCTGGTGACGTACTGCAGAACATTCATGTTCGTGTTCGGCAGCTGCTGGGAGGCAAGAGCCGAGAACAGCGCGGGCGGAATCAGGCAGGTGTCCGGAATGCGGTTGTAGGCCGTGTTCTTCCAGGCTGCATCGAGCACGGAGTTGAAGAACTTGATGGCCTTTTCAGCCGTGGTGGTCGAAGCATCAAAAGCGCCGACGTTCTCTTTGGCGATAGCAGAGTTGTTGAGAAGGCCGGAAATCCCAAGCTCGGTGTCGCCCATGTACACCTGGGTGTCGATATCGAGCTGGTGCTTCATGCGCATGGCATCGTGCTTCATCTTGTCGATCGGGCGGCCGGCCTTCATGGCCTTTTCCAGATCGAAGATCGTGTAGTCGACCTCCATGCCCCACGGGGTAACGGGGGTAGTGATCTTGTTCATCTGAATGGAGACGCGGGCCGGGGTGGTGGCCTCGCCGCGGATCCAGCTCTTGGTGCCGCTGCCGGTGCCGCCAAAGCCGCCCGCGTAGTTCGTGAGGATGAAGGAAGTCACCTCGTCTGCGATCGTGACATCCTCGCGCAGAGGCATGTCGCGGGACCAGGTGAATTCGGCGATCGGGTCGTAATTGTGGGGGTCGAGTCGTTCAAGCTGGCCAACAAGGAATGCACCAGTGCTCTGAATCTCAGAGTCAGTAAATTTCATGGAAGTGCTCCTTAGATGTTAAAGGCAATTTCAGCCAGACCGTTCGCATCCGCGGGGCCCATGAAGGTCGCTCCGGAGAGGGCGGTGTTGGAGGTGGAATCAGCGGAAATCGCACCGGTCGAAGTGAGATAAACCTGGCCGCCCGCAGCGGCCGTGCCGCTGGAAACGGTGACAGCGATGTAGCCGCGGCGAAGAACGGAGACGAGCTCCATTTCCTGCACGCCATCGTTGTCGGCCTGACCGTATTCGCGCACAGAGAAGCCGTAGACGGCATCGGAGGCGGCGCTCACAGCTGCGGCCTTGCCGCTCGAAAGCTTGACGGGCACGCCGAAAGCCTTGACGGTTCCGTCGTTGACCTTGGTTTCAATGGTCGCGTCAAAAAGACCGCGGGTAAGGTCGCCTGCATAGCCGGGCGTCATGGAGGTGCCGATGAACTGAGACATGGTTATTTTTCCTTCCAAAATTCAGCAAACTTTTTGTTGAGATCCGCATTGCTCGTTGAGCGGGGAGCCTGATCGGCCATATGGACAGCGACCGGGTTGTTCTTGGCGCGGGCCAGTTCGGCAGCAGCCTTGAACGCAATCGCCAAAGAGGCGTCGTCCAGCGTGTCGGCGTCGCCAAACTCTTTCACGCCTGCGGCCTTGAGGGCCTGGCGGCGGAGGCGGTTGAGAACATCCTTAGAGAAGCCGCCGGTCTTGGCGTCAGCCGCGGGCTTCTTGATGCCCGGGCAGACATCCTCTGCGTCAGCGAGAACTTCCTGCGACTCCTCGGCTGGAACGGTCTCGTCAACCGGAGCCGCTTCAGGATCGGGTTCCGGTTGGGCAGGCTCTTCATCCGCAGCCTGCTCCGGCTTTTCCTTGGCTGCCTCTGCGGACTGCAGCTTCTGGACAAAGGCCGTCAGCTCTCCCACCGCCTTCTCGAGCGCTGCGATTCGGTCTTCGGGAGAAGGCGCGGGAGCCGGAGCGGGCTCCGCAGCAGGCTCCGGATCAGCATCCTTAACGTCGACCTTGTCGAGCGCTTCATTGAACTTATCCTCATCGCCGTCACGGAAGAGGCGGCGGAGCATAGTCTTCCAACTAGATTTAGGTTCGTTCATAAAACCATCACCAATAGAACAAACGGGGCCACACCGCCCCTGATTAACAAGAGCAACGTGGTTCCCCACAATGCCCACCTGATGACCGGAATCGGCACCGTCCCGCACGAAATTCGCGTCGTAGCCGCACGAGATTTCGCAGAGCGTCCCGTTTTCGATCAAGTCGATTCCCTTCTTGTCCAGGACAAGAAGGTCGGCCAGAAGAAGGCCGGATTCGTCACCTTCGCCCCGCCGCACGTTCTGCACGTGCCCGATGGAGATCTTTTTCCACGTCTCCGGGTCCGCAAAGGTGTCGTGCCCGATCACGATTGGCTTGCCCTCAAAGCTCGCGATCGTCTCGGGCTTGAATAGCTCTTCTGCCGGGCGGCCGACATGCACGACAGGGGCGTTCATCGAGACGTCCGCGCCCGTGTAGTCAAATGTGCCGACTCTCGAGATCGGAACGTCCCGGCAGAGCAGATACCCCTCCGGAGTCAGCTCCTTGTGAGGGCTCAGCCGCTCGCTTGTGAGGAAATTTCCATCTCTAAACTTCATGATTCGTACTTCGATTTAGGAAACAACGGTTCTGCCCAGCAGCGGCAGTTCCACAGCTGGCCAGGATGAGAGTGAACGATCTTCTGACCCGGCTCGCTCGTGATCGGCGGGTCGTTCCAGGACTGTATCGTCCCATCAAGCTGCCGATGCCTTGGTCTTACCGCCCCGTCACCTACCGTGTGCCAGATGTAGTGCGTAGACCCGACGGCCTGCGCCCTTGCCTGTGTGTAAGACGTCCTGGCTCTTGCCGTCTCGGTTCTTGCGATGCAGATCGCCCGGCTCATCGTGATGGGCCCGAGCCGCTTTATGTCCTCGGCGAAAGAAGCGAAGCGCTCGCCCGTCATGAGGCTGCGCTGCGCCATCTCCTGAACCTTTTCCGCGGCCTCTCTTGGAAGAGACTTGATCAGGTCGACCTGAAGGTTTTGAAGATCCTCGTAGGCCTTCCCTGTCAGCGCGTCCTTCAGGCGTTTTCTTGTTTCTGCCGAGAGTTCTCCACCCACCAGCTTCCACGTTTCGAAGTCGGCCGCTCCGGCCCGCTTGAGCATGATTCCCGATATCTCGTGCGCCCAGGCGTCGATCTCGTCCGCGTATGAAAAAAGCCGCATCTGGATCTCAGAGGCGGCCTTCACGGGGTCAGCGGCGGCGGAGTAGTCACGGGCGATTCGGTCCACCTGTCGGGCCACCCGCTTGAGGCGCTTTTGGTACCACGCCAACAGCTGCGCCGTTTTGGTTTGCTCCCGGAACGCTTTCGGGTTTGGCATTTAACGGATCCTCCGTTAACTTGGCCTCCGGCGGCATCATCCCGTTGTCTGCCTCTTCGGCGGCATCTATGTCTTCGTCACTGATCGAACCAAAGAGCCCGATCGTGTCGGACAGCTTTCTCAGCTCCTTCATCGCAACTGATGTCGGGATGGCGCCGGCCTGAAGGGCCTGAATGATCGAACCGGCAAGGCCCTGCGCAGCCTGGGACTTCTGCTCGTTCGTCATCTGCCAGAGGCTCTTGAACTCAAAGCCGAAGTCGGCGTCCGGCGCCGAACCAAAGGCCGACTCATACATGACGCGAAGCAGCCTCTTCAGGCCCGGCCTCAGGTCGGAGTCCTGATCGTGCTTCACGTTGTCGTAATAGATCCGAAGGTCCGACTCTCCGGTTGAGTTGAATCCCGCCGGAGACTGCCCAAACAGGCGCACAAGGGGAACGCCGATGGCGCCGGAGATCTGCTGCCCGAACTGCAGCAGAATGTCCGGGATCCCCGTGAACGAGTACTGCATCGTCTGGAACTCATCGGTGCTGTCGCCGATAGTCAGACCCTCGATCCCCTGGAACTCCCTCATGTAGTCCATCTGTTTCAGGAAACCGTCGCGGGCGAGACTGTTCGTCAGGATGTCCCGCAGCCCCTGCACCTTGTAGTAGCGCAGGTACGACTTGCTGATCAGCTGAGCTGCGCCCTGCGTCGCAAGGTCGAACATCTGAACCTGAGGAATGACGGCCTCGAGTATGGAGGCGCCCCACCCCTGATAGGCCTGCCTCAGGTTAAATGGCAGCCTCCGGCCGTCGAGCCTGATCACTCTCGAATGGTGGATCCTGTTGCCAGGGATGTTGACGCCGACTTCCTTTTGCAGGACCTCGTAGTATTCGGGTTTTCCGAAATCGGGTCCAAGCGCCTGAACGAGCTCGCTTGAGGGCTGTATCTGCCAGCGGTCAAGAACGTACAGCCCGCGGAACGCCCCTTTTCGGACTTCGGCGAGCGGCTGGCTCATGTCCTGCCCGTCGATCATCATGACGGCGACGGACCCGCCGTAGAGCCGGGCCCACTTGATAGCGTCCGCAATGGAGTCCCACACCCGCCAGTCGTCAAGATCGGCGTTCAGCCGGTCCACAACCTTGGGATTCTCGGACTTGATGTCTATGCCCTCGCGGGTCATGTCCTCGGCGATGATGTCCACCGCGAGGGAGCAGATCCACGACCCCTGATACGCCCACTCGAGCTGGGAGCGATCGAGAGACTCGAACCTCGGAACGTAATGGGTCGCAGCAAAGGTGTTGCGGCTCTGGCTGCCGATCCTGAGCAGGGGATTGATCACCCCGTCCAGAAACAGCCTTTTGGCCGCGGACTTTTTTATGTTTCTTGCGCTGGTTCTGCTCATTGCATCCGTCCTAAAGCGGCCCACTTACTCAGCCCGGGCTTCGTGATATAGCCGTCAAGGGCGTAGCGAAGCCCGTCGATAATGTGGTTCGACTTGTCCAAAATGATCGGAAGAACCTCGTCTGTGGTCTTGTCAACCTTATACGAGTAGAGCCTGAACTCATCCGCGGCGTGTTTGCATCGCGGATGGATGACGATCTTCTCGAAGCTCTTCAGATAGGCGATTCCATCCTCCACGCTTCCCTGCCACTTCGTTGCGGCCGAGATCCGGAAAGGCGGATTGACCCGGTTTGCCAGATAGCTGATGGTCTCAGGCCTGGCCGAGTCGGCCTTGATCGGCCATTCGTGCGACCCCGGGACGGATTCGTAGAGCTGCGGCATTTCGTCGAGCTCCACCCCGACCGCATACGCCTCGTAGTCAATGTAGAGGCGGCCATCGAGGATGAAGCAGCGGACAAGCGTGTTCGGGTCGTTCGCAAAGCCAAAGTCGGCGCCGAAGAACAGCCTGTCCGCCTTCTTCCAAAGATCGTCCGGAAAGTCTTCGACAACATAGCGGCCTTTGAACACCTGGGCGTCCGATATCGTTCTTGGATACCCCTCCCAGATGTGCAGATAGGCTTCGTAGTCCGACTTCTTCAGGAACTCCATTTCTTTTCGGAGCTCGTCTGGGAAGTAGGCGTTCTCGTCGTAGTTGACTTTGCGAACGCAGGCGTCCGGCGGCGGGTTCTCGATGAACCTTTTCGTCGTCGGATCGTCTGCGTTCAGGGGGTTGAAGGTGATCCAGATTTCGGACCCCGGCTTTCTTATCGTCGGGATCAGGACGGACCATGACGCTTCTGAAACTGTTTGGGCCTCTTCCACCCAGGCGATGTCAATGCCTTCAGTAGACTTGAGTGACTGGTTGTGGGAAAGCCCCTTGAATATGAACCTGCTGCCTGTTTCCTTGCTGCGGATTTCTGCCTCGAGGAAATCGAAGCGGTCGGCGATGCCGAGCCTGTAGGCCGTATCCTTCAGCACCTGGTAGGAAGAATCGCGGATTGAGGCCTGAATCTCCCTGCAGCAAAGAACACGGAGCCTTGCCATGTCGGCCATCACAATCAAGGCCTCGGCCACGGCCCAGCTCTTGCCCGATCCGCGGCCGCCATAGAACACTTTGTAGCGGTGCGGCCTCCAGATCTCAGCAAAGGGGTTACTTACCGGCATCTTTATGGGCCTCGACAGCCTCCCGCATTTTGGCGTAAACCGCATCCATGCCGTCCCCGACGCTGCCGGAATTAACCTCTGCGATCACCTTCTGGCGGTCGCTGAAGCGGTGGTCATCACGAATAGCAGCTTCTCTGGCCAGCTCCTGCATAGCTACCTTGTAGCCGTCTACAACACCCTTGGGGAAGCTGATTCCCTCATTTTCATGGAGCTGGGTCTTCTCTATAAGCTCTTTAACCAGGTCCATGCGCCGATCGTTGTAGAGTTCAGCACTGAACCGCCTAGCTTCGATTGTGGCCGCAAGAAAGTCGGGATACTTCTTCTTCCACAGTCTTAAAGCTTCTGCACTTGGCATGCCCGGCATTTTGCATATCTTTGCCTCGGACTTTCCTTCTCTAATCAGAGAGAGAATCTTGTTAGCCATCTCTGGACCGTAAGCCGATGGCCGCCCACCCATTGTTTTCTGGGACTTTCTAATTGCCATGGCCATTCTTGTCGGAGTGCAATGCACCGTTCCTATCTTTTGTGTCATCGAAAAATACGAATGGAATCAGGTCGTTAAACCTGATAAATCTCTTTTCGGATTCGCGTAATTCAGAATACTCATTGGCAAATTTCATTTGTTTCCTCGCGCGCGAACCGTACAAGAAACCTATTTGCTCCTCCAAACCGTTTTTGACCGTAGAACCTCAAGGAGGTCATACCCTGCCATAGTCAGCTCTGGCTCGATCCTCACGTAGCTCACCTTGCCCGGAAGCGTGCAGCCGTACTGGATGCCCTTGATGTAGCCTGACTCGGACAGAAGTTTCAGGTGACGTGCCACAATGGATTCGAACTTCTCATCGTTCTTTCCGAACAAGATGTCCTTATGGAGATGTTCGATGAATTCCTTCAGTGATTCATCTTCAATCTTTCCGAGAAGCTCTCGGACGACATCCCAGTCTCTTACCATAAGGAAATCCAAAATGTGGCGCCGGGTCGGGGGCCGGCCCAAGGGACAAAAGAAAACCCCGCCCGGCATAAAAATTTAGCCCGGAGATCTTCTGACCTTCGGGCTTACGTTTCTTACGGGTGCAAAAAGGCTGGCCATCGGCCAACCTTAATTACATCTTGCGTCTTTCGCTTACTGATATTTTCATTTTACGCCTCGTCATTATGAAAAGCAAAATTTTTATCTCTGGCGTAAAAATCAAGAATATTGGAAAGCATAACACAAGCGTTATGAAGTTCCTCGTCGAATCTACGTCTATTCAGGCCCATAGCCTTTCCCAGTCTGCCGACAGGAATCATCGGCCTCAGGTAGAGCACGCAGATCATGAGACGATATTTTTCCGGATACAGCGGGGAGCAGAGCGATCGCTCGACGAGTGCAGCATCCGAAGCGTCGACCGGTGTTGGGTTCTTCTTTTCATCCTCCTGACAAAAATCTTCCGGGGTGCCATAGAGAGCAATCATTTTCGCCAGCATAGAAACGTGGACCTTGGGCCGGCCTCTGTAGTATCTGGCCCAGTTAGTGAGCCGGAAATCGAGTTCCTGATCGATCACGTATCTCTCCTGTCTGTTGGTTCTGCCTCCACCCATACCCGGATACCCTCATAGGCGTCGCTGTACTGCTTCCTGACGGTCAGGATGGACACTTTGCTGTCATCCACCCATGCGATGCCGTTGAGGCTGTCCAAGACGATTTTGGCGACATTATCGGCGTCTGGTTTCCCGGGAGAAATCTCTTGCCGGAGCGCCGCTGCTTTCTTTGCCTTGGTCCATGAGACGGGTACCTTACAGCAGACAAGGATATCGACCGCAAAAGAGAGCGCATCTTTCCCTGTGTACTGCGTCCCGGCAATCGCCTTTCTCGCCATTGACTGGACGAAAGCGCGGTACCGTCGGTCTTCATCCGGGATATAGGTGTGACCGTTCCTCATGAACCGAGGCCGGGCGGCTCCTCTCGCTTTACCCGGCACCTGGAAGCCAAACTCAAAACTCACTTTTCTCCTCCTGCTTTTCCTTGAATCCCCTCCGGACCTCGCCCACATACCAGGTGGAGATCCCAAATCGGTCTGCCACTACCGGGATTGGCAGCTTCATCGATGCTCGAGCGATATGCTCCCGGATCACTGCCGGGAAGCGCTTTCTGCTACCGTCAGGCAACGCCCTGAGCTGCTTGATGTACTTTCGGACATCGCTATCAGTCTTCACCCATGAAGCATCCGGCACCAGGCGATGATCGTGGACAGAAGGGCGGACCATTCCCTTTCGCTTATACGCGTCCGCGATGACGCCTATGGTGACCTTTAGCCGGGCTTCAAGGTACATAGCCGGTGCAGTCCGGCAGAGGATATCCAGAGACTTCCAGACATCTTCAGGGATGACGTCAGGTAAGATCCTCGCGCCCTTGGCGTGGGAGATGATTTCTCGTCTTGCCTCGACATAAGCCGATACCTTTTGGAAGTGCTCCTCGCACTTTTGCAGGTCTTCCAGCGGGTACATCCGCTCATCAGTCAGGACTCTGACGGCCCTATCTTTGGCTGCCTTTTCCTTGGCATCGGCTATCTCGGCGACTCTGGCGACCGGCTGCGTGAGCGTGTAGGAAACGAAACTGGCTGGGATCATGCTCACTCCTCTTAGAAGGGGATATCGTCGAAAGAATCGGAGGAATAGGAAGAGACCCACTCAGGGATATCGTCCTCTCTGGCGCCAGGACCGCCTGCAAGCGTCTTCCTGGCGGTAGCCGGTACAACTGAACCTTTGGCGCTTTTAGCTCGCTCCTCGGCGATCAGAGTAAGGAATGGAGGGATCGCGGCTTCTGCCTCTTCTCTCTTTCTCAGACCTTCTCTCGCTTCAGTAATCGCAGACTCTGACGGGATATCCCCGAACTGCTTGCGGACAAAGAGCTCATCCTCGAGCCTGAGCGGGCGATGCTCGACGTAGGCGATCAGCTTCCGCCACATCCACTCTTTTCCGGTCAGCGCTGGGAGATCATGTCTCGCAGTTAGCCAGCGGTGGTAAGCGGCATTGACCGCGGGATCAGCGGGAGTCACTGCGGAAATCGTCACCTCTTTGGCGCTGTCTTCCTGAACTTTCTTCTCTTGATCCCGCTCACGGATTTCCTTGGCAGACTTCACGATGTCTGACGGCGCAGCCATCTTGCTGTGTCGCTTCGGCCAATCCGTAAGCGCTGATATAGCCGCCCATGCCGGGACTTCATCCTTGAGACAAGAAACCCAGAGGACGAGTCCCTTTTCTGATGGGGTTTTGGCTCCCAAGAGATCAGCGAGCCCCGTAACCTGATCGGTGATCTGCTTGACGTCAGATCCTTCGTACTTAAATCCAGTCATCTACAGTGTCCTTTTCCTCTTCCTTCGTGTCGTCTGTGATCCCCAGAGCTTTGATGACAAAATCGACCTTCCTGTCATTGCTGGAGCGAGAATCGAATTCAGCCTGATAGTCCTTAACCGCCTGCCACTCGGCGTTGATAGAAATCCATCCCTTGGTCGCACAAAGCTCTACCGCCTGCTGGATGCTCAGCTCGGATCTGAGGACCTGCGCTTTAAAGTGCTTCCACGCGGTTTCAGTGAGCGGTGAGTGCTTTGCCTTGCGTACCGTCATCCAGTCTCTGAAAGCGGACTCGGTGAGCTCGACGCCGAGCTCCGGAGGTTTGAATGCCTGATGAGTTCTGGTTTTCTCTTTCGACGCATCCGGTATCTCGGATAGCGAGAAGCGGTGTGTCTGTGCCTCCCGCTTCGCCGCAGGCGAGGGGGGAGGTAGGGGATTCTCTCCTTCCTTGTTAAGTTCCTTGTTAACTTCCATGTTAGGGGTCGACTTTTCCACCCCCTCCGGGTCGACTTTTCCACCCTCCCCGGGTGTACTTTCATACCCGGTAGACTTCCCGACCGGGTCGGCTTTTCCACCCGGTATAGACAGTTGATACTCGGTCTTTCCGCCCGGGTTCCGGGTGTAAGTCACATAGCCCTTTGCTACCAAAACTTTCAGGGCTTTCCTTACGGTATCTTTACAGACTCCGGTATCCCGCATGATTGTTCCTATCGAAGGGCAGCAAAGTTGCGTAGCGCCGTTTTTCCTATGCGCGAGGCAAAGCAAGATGTACTTGTCCATTCCTCCGATATCAGAAACGTCCCATGCGCGGTCTTCTTCTTTGAACATGCGTCCACCTCGTCATGAGCCCATCTTGCCCCTGCGTGATTTCTTTGGAGGTCTAAAAAAATTCGGGCAAAGGATGTATTCAGGGATCCCGGTCAAGGCAGAAACTTTTGCCGCATACCTATACGAGACATACCCAAGCTGCCTCCATCTGCTCACTGCTTGATGCGTGATTCCCAAAGCATCCGCCAGTTCGATGTCAGTTTTGCCAAAAGCCGCCACAGCGCGATCAACTGGGTTAGTAACTTGGATCCGTTCCATTTTATTCCGTGCAGCAATTAAAGATAGCTTAATGTTATATTTTTATGCGTAGAAAAGCAATAGTTAGTTGACTTTAATTTGTTCACCCATTGCTGTATAAGTGCAAATAACAATTGCATTAACGAGGAGGCGCGGCATGACGTTGCAAGAGCGTTTGCGTGGGCTGATGGCAAGAAAGGGGCTAACTCAGCAGCAGGTAGGTGATGCCGTCGGCGTCACCCGCCAAGCCGTCGCTAGGTGGCTTGCTGGTCTTAGCGAGCCAAAAGGCAAAACCTTAGGGAAACTTGCATCTTTTCTCGGATGCACGGCTGCTTGGCTACAATTCGGTGAAGGCGATTCAGTCCAAGCTTTTATTGAAGGTGAAGAAACTCCACCAGACGGGGTTGTTGAAATTAGGGAATACCAGCTGCGAGCATCGTGCGGATGCGGCGCTGAGAATGACTGGGAAGAGATTCATAACAGCCGGGCGACGTGGTACCGACGCGAGTTTTTCGACACCAGAGGCGTAAAACCGGAGCAATGCCGCAGAATAACGGCTCGTGGCGACTCTATGGAACCTTTTATTTTTGACGGGGATCACGTACTTTTTGCCGAAGAAATAGAACCTGTTCAAATTAGAGATGGCCATTTA